ATTCAAAACCTTCGTTTTGTGTTTCTTGATATTTTCTAGCTAATAACTGTCTGGCCAAGTTATCTCCGCCATCCATTTGCTTCTGTGTTTCTTTTCCTCCAATTGATGTATCTGCATATATATGAAACTGTCCATTCGATGTATTCATCTTACTTGGTAATGTAATACCATCAGGTCCAAATCTATTTTTAATAACATGCCATCTTCCAGTACCAGCTAATTTATCTTGCACCTTTCTAGATAATGACAATACAAAATCTGCAACCATTACTTTACCATATGACTCGGATATCTTACTCGCATCAATAACATCTTCTTCTAAAGCTGATCTATTTGCTTGGGATGCTGTCCAGACTGGTATATCATATTCTCCAGCCATACCTCTGAGCTCTTCATATATACCTTCCAATTCATGTCTTTTTTCTTGACCATGGCCTCTTAACAAATCTGCGTAATCTACTATAATAACATCGGGTTTCTTATCTTGCATTATACATTTTTCAACATGAGCTCTAATTCCCATTACAGAAACTGATTTAGTTGGATAATGTTTAATAATTAACTCACCTGTTAATTTTTCTATTTGTTCTTTTATATCAGCTTGATAATGTTTTAGATTTTGATTTGCTATTCCTGTTATAACTGAATCATATCTTAATCCTACATAAGCTTGATTTAACTCTAATGTATAATGTAATACTGTTTTACCTTGTTTGACTAGATGAGCTCCAACATTCATTAATGCCCATGATTTACCAATACCAGCTGGTGCAACCATTACTCCTAGCTCACCTTTTCCTAATCCGCCATCAGTTAATTCATTTATAACTTCCCAGGGAGTTGATTGTACATCTCGTACTGCTTCTGTATACCTTACGTCTATCTGAGTCATATAATCATGACCGATATCTTTATCCGCTCCAGCTTTTAAAGCTCCATCAACTCTCGCTTTGATTCCGTCATAATCACCTTGCTTTAATAATTCAACAGATGATAAAATTGCTTTTTTAATTTCTTGATTCTTACAGAAATCCATTGCTTGGTCTTTAATGTACTCTAAATCTGGTGATTCTGTATATTTCCAAGCATCTTTAAGATGTGCAATAATTTGTTCTTTTAATACATCATGTTCTACTTTTTCTAATTTAACTTTCATAACTTCTAAAGTAGGCGATGATTTATATTCTTTATGATATTCTAGAATTGTATCTATAATCCAGTTGTTGGCATCTGATTCAAAATATGATGGTAACATTATATCTGAAATCTGTTCTAAAAAGCTTTTATCTACAAGTAATGCTGTAATTACTTTTATTTGAAAAGCATATCCATATGAACTCAATCTATCTGTCATACTTTAATATAATAATTTTTTTTTTAAAATCCTAATTTTTATGCATCGAAGCATAAGCATTAAGTGAATTGAAAGAATTAGTTAGCCAAGAATCTAAATCTTTAATTACTGTATACATTTTATCGACCATGAACATCTTCTTAAATTCTAATACATTCATCCGGTCTATATCGCCTGTAACTTTATTAAGTGTTAACATTTTTGCTCCACCATTAATATCAACTTCTTTAAGTTGCATGAGACGATAATTTAATTCAAGTAGTTTTTTGTTTTCTGAAACTAATTTATGTACCTTATAAGGTTTCTCTATAGAATCGGCATGATCAACTAATTCTTTAATTGATACCTCTCTGTCCTCAGTTATCATTGGAAAGTATTTAAGTAAACTTTTAGGTCCTACTCCTTTCAATCCAGGAATGTTATCTGACTTGTCTCCTATAAATGCTCTGTATAATAAATAATTTGATGAATTAAATCCAAATTCTTCTTTCATTAATTCAGGAGTATATAATTTCTTTTTAATTGGACTCCAAACAGATATCCTATTGTTTACTAATTGTAAAAAATCTCTATCTGTAGAACATATAGTAACACGATTTTTATCGTCTGTATAAATTTCGTTTGCAATATATGCCATGATATCATCTGCTTCGACATTATCTATTGCTAATGTAGTAATAGGTAAACAATTTAGATATTCAACTAATCTACCAAATTGTCTACGCATACTATCTTGCTCATCTTCTAATGATGCAAATTCTTGATAACGATTAAATGCAGTTTTGTTTGCTCGGTTTGCTTTATATTCTGGATAAATTTTCTTTCTACGTTTAGAACCTCCTTTACCATCAAATATAATTACACACCTGGTAGGTTTTAGTTGACGGATATTGGCGGCTATTGATCTTAAAAATCCTGTAACTCCACCGATATGGGCTCCATCATCATTAAGAGCTGGGACGGCTGAAAACACTCTAATGAATGTATTCAGTCCGTCGATCACTAAAAGATGGCTGTCCTTACTCGATCCTATCCCTTGCTCTCTTTCCCTTTCTACTTCTCGTAGTATGTTGAGATATCTTGAATTCATTAGCTTTCTTCGCCAACAAATTCCTCATCTATCTCAACATCATCTATTCCAATATCCTCACCTGGTTTATATTTAAGTATATAGGATTCACAGATTTTATTATAAATCTCATCTTTCAAACCATCAATTGTTTCTAATTTAGATTCAAAATCTTTTGATAAAAATTTAACATCTGTGCCGTCGGTTTTGGTATATGTATACCATGCACCTGCTATTCCTACTAACTTAAACTGCTTCATAACATTAAGCCAGCCACCATAATTATCAATTCCACTTTCAAAGTAGATATCATAATCTATAGTTTTTAATGGCGGACCTAATCTATTCTTCACCACTTGGCATCTAGTTTTAATTCCGATAGCCTGATCGACACCGTCCTTTTTAACTTTGATTTGGCCAACTGATTTCAGTCGTAACCGTACCGAAGCGTGGAATGGAATTGCTTTTCCTCCTGAAGTAGTATAAGGGTCTCCAAAGGCTACACCCAACCTAGTTCTTAATTGGTTTGTAAAAATCAAACAAATCTTCTCACGGCCTATCATATTAGTAAGCTTTCGCATACCTTTTGATAATATAATAGCTTTGCTTGTTGCATAACCATCTTTATCAAATTCTTTAGCCATTTCAATTTTTGTAGATGCACCCATTATTGAGTCTACTACAATTGTTACCAATCTATCTTTATTTGATTTTCTAACTGATTCAGTTATGCTTTCAATTGCTTCAAAAATATCTTCGATTGTTTCGAGCGGAACATATAACATCTTTTCAAGATCAAGTCCGATTGCCTCTAAAAACTCTCTACTAACGGCATTTTCAGTATCAATATAAACAGCTAATCCGCCTTGCTGTTGTGTATTCGCAAGTGCATGAGCTGCTAATAATGATTTTCCTGAAGCTTCTAATCCAGTTATTTCGGAAATTCTTCCGACTGGAAATCCACCGTCTTTTTTATTTGAAATTGCAATGTCTAACATAGACGAACCAGACTTTACCCAACCTTTAACTTCGGTAGGAGCCTTTGTATCACCATCCAAGAAAAATGCAGTTTGATAACCTGTATTCTTGAATTTCTTATTAAGACTATCCGCTAGCTCAAGAGCTAGAGAATCTGCTAATTCACTTTTTGATTTTGCCATTCTGTAACCTTAATTACTCGTTAAATAACTCATCAAATGCTGCTGAAACGTCATCTACTTTATTTACGTCTGCAGGTGTTTTTTCTTCCTGCTTTACTTCTGTTGAATCGTCTTTCGTCGAAGATTCTGCTTCTGGGTTCAACCAGTTTTCTAAAGCTTCTTTAAGATCATCATATGATGGCTCTTTAAAGATGTCATCTAAATTTGGTTGATTCTTACCAACATTCTCAATAACATTTTTGTCTTCTGTCATTGGTGTTACATTAGGCTTAACTCTAATTGTTGTTTTTGGAAACTGTCCAGTTCCTTCTGCTGGTGTGAACTCAACTAAGATATCTCTGCCATTCATTGGGTCAGTAATGTCACCATAATCTGGGTCTGTGATAACTCCTAAAAGTTCTTGATAAACCAATTTTCCAAAACCCCAAAGTTTAACTCCTTCTGATTCCTTCCCTCTTATGATAACAGGAACATAAGTTCTCATTTTAGGTTCCATTTTCTTACCTAATTTCCATTCATCTGAATTACCAGAAGATTTTAATTTTTCGCAAAACTCTACTACTGGGTCTGGTCTGCCATGAGTGACAGGAGATAAGTAGTTTTTCTTACCTAAATCATAATGAAAATAAAGTTCTCTGAAAGGATTGTTTCTATCGTGTTGATAAGGTACAATTCGCACCACTTGTTTACCTGGTTCAGGTTTCCACAGGTTGTCTCTTCGAGCTCCTGTTGTTTGTAGTTGATTAAGTTTTTTCTTAATCGCTTCTAAGTCAATTGCCATTTTTTTCTCCTATTTTTTAATGGTTATTAATTAATTTTTAATATAACAACTTTTTTTCATTTATCCTAAGGTTTATCGAAAAAAGTTGTAAAAAAGTTTTTATTTGTTATTTTTTAATTTTGAGTTTAATTATGGCTAAACTCTAATCCTTTT